GACCCTGACTGGAGCGTGGGGACGCTCTATACCGAGCTCATCGGGGCAGAGGTGGATTACTGCGTTGAAGACGTCCAACGAGCCAGAAAGGACCCTGGTGCGCTGCAGGCGTGGATTCGGAGTCTCGTCGAGGCAGATGGTTTTGGGGTGGTGCAGGTGATCGAGCAGGAGGGCGGCAGCAGCGGGAAAATCGCCGCGCTGGCGCTTGCTCGCAGTCTGGACGGCTACACGGTACGATTTGACAGGCCCACGGGGTCAAAGAGGGTGCGTGCGGGGCCTTTCGCCAGCGCGGCCTCGCAGGGACGTGTGGGCGTTTTGCGGCGCGCGTGGCTCCATGAGTGGCTGCGCGAGCTCGAGGGGTTTTCGGGGGAGCCGGGGCCGCATGACGACCAGGTTGACTCAGCCAGCGGCGCTCACTCTCAGCTGGCCGTGAAAGGCGGAACCACGTGGGACGATCTCTACCCCGTCGAGGCGGAATCCGAGGGCGTGGCTGATGCCGCGTCCTGAGCTGCCAATCGTCCAATCCTTCGAAATTCGGCCGCTGGGACTGCACTTGTATGACGTCCGATCAATGAGCTCGGCCGACCAGGCCGACGCGATGATCGGGTTCAGGGCTGCCCTGCTCGACGATTGGGAAAACAAGATGCCGGCCGAGCGCAAGCGGGCTGGATTATGCGCGGACGATCTCGACCGACGCCGGCGGCGCTTGCAACGATGGAAAGCGGCAACAACCGCCGACCCAAACCTCACCTGGGATGCGTTTGAGCAATCGGGTGCAACAGTAGAGACTGACGCGGATCGAGACCCCCGGCACCCGCAGCTGCTGCTCGGCGTCAGGCGCGGGAATTTGGTTGTGGGGGCGATCTCGCTAATCAATATCAACCGAGTAAACATCACAGCAAAACACATTCGGGCACGTGCTTGTTGCGTCATTGGTATTAGAGTGCCCCCGTTGATGAACCAACAGCGAGTTTGGGGTCAGGTGTATCGTTACATGCTGTTCAACCAATTACTGTTGGCCGACCAGCGCTCGCTTGAATTTTTTGAGTGGACATTCCCAACGGGTTTAGATGTTTATCGATTTGAGCCCCGGCCATGGAACGGCCTATCCGACATGTTCGATGAGCTGACTGGTCCAGACACCATACGGACAGACATTGATTGGGCCGTCTCGTCGATCCGTCGAATCGATGCGCCAGAGTGACGGTCACAACCTTCGAAGTCAGCCCTGTGGACACGGGTGATCTCGGTGCAGATCAGAATAAAACTGCTACCGCAACCGACGAAACGCAAGAAAGCGCGCCCTTGGGGTCAATTATTTTCAAAAAACTGACAGCCTATTATGCGCTGTTTCTACGATTCGACCTTTCGTCATTACCTAAGCCGGTGAAAATCAATGGGGTACTGATGCAATGGACTGCGGACGGTGGCGGATCGGGTACGTTTGACGTCCGGGGTGGATTTATCGACAAGGATGGAAGCTGGGATGCTGCGGGCGCGTTTTCCAATTATGCAACTCTCAGTGAACTGCCGTTTGCACAGTGGTTGTATGGCAATGAAGACGACGACACAGTTTGGGTGGGCGATGCTCCCGCATTCGACGCAGAGATGGTGGGCTCTGGTGAAACACACATTTTGTCGTTTGGGGAAAATCTCGAATACGATGACGACACAATCGCAGTGACGGGACTGGTTTCGCAGTTGCAAACGTATCTGAATGCCGAGTCAGCGGGGCCGTCTGTATGCCTGCAGTTTTATAGAGACTACGTTGGTGCGACTGAAAGATACCAACAGGTTGTAATGAGCGATGGAGATGCCGAATCCAGGCCGCAGTTGCGTATTGATTGGGAAGCGCTGGGCGTGGCCGAGGCAGAATCCGAGCTCAGGACTCTGGTTTCGGCTGGCTCGGCGCTTCAGCCAATAGTTTCAGCTGGCTCGGCGCTTCAACCAATGGTCAACGCAAAAGGGGTGGTTGTGTGAAGTATCTATCTGACACGTTAATTCAATTGCAGCATCCCGTTGACATTCAGAATGCCACCACAATCGACGACGGCACGTGTGATGCGGTGCTGTATCACGATGCGAAGGATACGCGACTCAGCGCGGATGAGGATGTCTCGGGCGCAACAACGGAGTGGAGTGTCGAGCGCCCTGGCAATTTTGAGGTGGGCGTAGACAACGCCATTCTCGAGCGTGACGACGGCACTATGCATGACGGTGGGGTCGTGACAGCTCGAGACATCACAGCTGGCACGATCACAGTGACCAACCTGTTGACAACCGATGACGCGGCGAAGGGTAACCGGGTTATGGTGCGGCTGGGCGCATCGATCTCGCTGTCAGCTTATGGCACCCCCGATATTGACACGCTTGATGATTCATGGGGATTTGAGGGCATTATCGAATCCAGCCACGCTGACCTCGACCCTGGTGTTCCGATCCGCGTTGAAATCACGTTGGATGCGTCAGGTGTGAAGCTAACCGAGACAATTCACGACCATGTTTCGGGGGGGGTGTGAGACATGGGAATCATGGACAGCCTACGTCGTCTAGCATCCTGGGCCGACCCAGAGCTGGACCCGCCGAAACGCAGCAGGGAGCCGACCTGGCCGACGAGCTCTCGCGCAATGACACCGCCGATCTATCACATGGGCGAATACCGCCGGGGCATTATATCGACCGAGCAGCAGACGACACCCGACCGTCTGCTCACAGAGGGCTTCAGCTCGACTCAAGCGACAGCCGCGCGTGCCATTTCGAGCCGGCTGTCTGATCTCGAATTCAGAATACAGCAAGAGATACGGGAAGCCGAAGGCACAACCCTCTGGGAAGACATCGACGACCACGCCTTTCTGGCTGTACTGGATCGGCCGAATGCGCTGCTGAGCCGCCGGCAAATGCTCAAGCTGACGTCGTACTGGTTGAGTCAGACGGGCGAAGCGTTCTGGCTGGCCGTCACCAATGGGGCAGGGGCGACCAAAGAATTCTGGCCGATGAGTCCACGCAATATCGAAAAGCTGTCAAGCGACATTCAGCCGGTATCTGGTTTTGTGTTTCATGGCGAGGGTGGCGAGATTCAGTATGGGCTCGACGAGGTGGTCTGGATCTTCGACCCCGATCCCGCCGACCCCTTTGCAGGCGTGGGTATTGTGGGGCCGCAGGCGCGCGAATTCGACGCCAGCACCTTCGCGAGCTCCACTATGCGGAGCCACTTCCAGCATGACGCCACGCCCAAGGTCGTATTGAAAGCCGATGGTGAAGCGCTGCCACCTGACAAGGACCAGCGCGAGGCATTTTGGGCCGACTGGAAAAATCGTTTCAATCGGCGTGGGGGCGAGGATATGGGCGTGCCGGCCTTTCTGCCGTCGGGATTCGACGTCAAAGAGCTGATCGGCGGTGGCGGAGTGGGCGAAACAATCCAGCTGCTCGAGTTCATGCGCGATCAGCTGCTCATGGCGAACGGCGTGCCGCGCAGCGTGCTGGGTGATGTGGTGGACGCTAATCGTGCTGCGGCCGACACCAATCGACTTGTCTTTGATCGTCACACCATCAAGCCGCAGGCTGGATTGATCGCGGACGCGCTGACGCAGCAGGTCGTCGTGCCGGAGTTTGGGGCACAATTCAGGGTGCGATTTGAGCAGTTTATCAGTGAAGATGAAGACCTCAGATTGAGAGAAGAAGCGCAAGACCTGACGCTCAAAGTGCGATCCATCAATCAAGTGCGTGTCGATCGCGGGCTCGATCCCGTGGACTGGGGCGATGAGCCGATTGGCACGTTCGGTGATCAGCCCTATACGCCCGATGACGACGACAAGGACGATGACGATTCTGGCGGCACCGTTTTATCATTCCCGCAGCCTGCGGACGATGAAGACGAGGAAGACCAGGACATTGCAGCCGAGGCTCGCGTATTCGTGGCTCGTGTTATCACACCGCGCATCGCAGCCAGGTTGACCCCCGAGGCCGAATGGTCCCGCGTCATGCAGACGGATGCGGTTTTTGTTCCTCGAATGCTCTCGGGGTTGCGTCGTGTCTTTGCGGGGCAGAAAGCGCTCACGCTCGCTGCACTCCGTGACGCCCCGGCCGCCCAGCGCTCGTATTCTCGGGCTGACTGGCTCGATGATCTTTTCGACATACCCGACTTTTCTCGACTCTTCGATACGATTGTGACCCCGATCTCGGTCGATGTTTATCAATCGGCGGGTGAAAACGCGCTGCTTGCCGTCGAAGAGCGTCCACAGCTGCTCTTCAATGAGCTCGCGGTGAAAGAGATGCGCGAGCAGGGAGCCGAGCTCGTCACGCTGGCCAACGCCACGACCAAGCGCCGTCTGCGCTCGACGATTTCGAAGGGCATTGAGCAGGGCGAAAGTCTCGCAGACATCGAAGGCCGCGTTCGCAGCGCCTACAACACAATTAGCAAAGGGCGAGCGCGCACCATTGCACGCACCGAAGTGGGCTTTGCGATGTCAAAAGGACAGCTCGCTGGGTTTCAACAGTCGGAAACCACGTTCCTCAAAAAATGGAATACGGCACTCGATGGTGATCGGGTCAGAGATCAGCATCAAGCGATGCAGGACGTGACCGTGGCTGAGGATGGAGTGTTCATGATCCCGCCGGTCGGCAAAAAACCCGCCGAGGGTGCGCTGGCTCCACGCATTTCGGCAACCGGCGGACGGCTCAGCGCTCACAACGGGATCAACTGTCGCTGTTTCGATACGGCGGTATTGGGGGAATGATGATGCAGGCACGTCACGCACGACAAGCAACGCTGGACGCTCGAATCGATACTGATACTGGTGAATTCGATATGGTAATGGCGAGCGAGGGCGAGGCCAGCGACGGACACATCGTTTCGATGCGCGGACTCGAGACCCCCGACGAGCTCCCGCTGCAGCTCGATCACCAGCGCAGCGCTCTGGGCAATGTGGGCAATGTTTCGAAGATTCGCAAAGACGCTGTGGGCGGAATACCCGTCACCCGGGGTGTGGGCCGAATCCGGCTTACGGGCGAGGGTGAAGCGCTCGATGCGCGGCGCGACCTGGTGGACGCGATCTCGAGGGGTGACATTTGCGGGGTCTCACTCACGTGGGATTCGATTCGTCACATCGAGCGTCGTGAACTGCCGCGAAAACACCCCGCACACGTCAGCCGCACCGAAAAAGACCCTCGTAAACGGTACGGGATCTATTTCGAAACCTCCCGAGCGATCGAGCAGAGCATCGTGGCGATTCCGGCAGACCGAGAGGCGCTGATCGGGCGCTCCGAGGCGGCCGAGAATGCCATCTCTCGAGAGATGTGGCATTCTCTGGTGGATCACCTCAACGACGCTCAGCAGAGCCGTGAGGGTTCGATCATCGCAGCTCTCGAGGTATCCGTGGCGGATCTCGAGGAGCGACTCCGGGCAGCCGAGCGCACGACCTCGAGCGATGACCCCCCGATCCCGCCGGCATTTGAGTATGGCCTTGACGCTCTCGAGCGCCAGATTGGCGATTGGCGAGCGCGTACTCGGTCAGAGCTCGACGATGCGCTGGGGACAGTTTTCCAGCGCCTGACAGGGAGACTTCTCCGATGAGTGAACTCAACACCGAAATTGATGGTGAGGGCAGCGCTGAGCTCGAAGCGATCACCCGAATGCAAGACAAACTGGCCGCAGCGATCGAGGGCGTCCGCACCGAATCGCGCGACATGGCACTCAAGGCCGTCGAGGATTTCGCGACCAAACTCGAGGGCGAGCGCAGTCGAAAGCCCCCGATCCCCGAAACAAAGGAAGAGGGTCCGAATCCTGGCGGCTCCCGCAACCAGGCCGGCGCTTTGTTCGAAATCGAGCGCGTTCACGTGCTGGGGGATGCCAGGGACCCGCTGTACCGGCGAATGGAAAATGGGCGCACTCTTGAAGAGCGCAACGATTTCCGCGCAGCCCGCAACCCGCAGATGGATGACTTGACTCGCCAGTGGACGCAGGCAGTTGTGCAGCGCAACGTGACCGAGCGCATTCGGCTCTATGACGAGATGAATGGCCGATATGTCGAAAGTCTCGGCTACTCGCGTGCGGCTCTGCTCGAGGGCACTCCCGATGCGGATTCGGGTCTTGGTGCTGGTTCTGGCGGTGAACTGCTGCCGCTGCCGCTCGCCAATCAATTGATCTTGGAGCGGGACGCGGCGTCCATGATGCGGGCTTTGATCAATGTGTTTCCGATGACCTCGCAGACACAGCGCATCCCCGTGTTGCCCACGGCATCTGCAGACACACGGGCGGAAAATGCCGCGTTTACCGACAACACCCCCAACCCCGACTCTGCGTTGCTTGCGGCGACGGATCTTGGTGTTCGGTATTCGGCTGGCCGTAACTTCCTCGAGGACACGGGATTCAACATGGCGAATCAGCTCACCGTGGTCGCGGGGAATGCCATCGGGGCAGCAGAGGACACGCAGATCGTTACGTCTACTGGTGCCGGTTCCGACATCACAGAAGGAATCGATGGTGCATCGATCACCACGGTTGCCGAGGAGACCTCAGGGGAGCTTGTCTTTGTGGATGTCGCGGCGCTTTACTACGCGCTGCCGAAACAGTACCGGCGAAATGCCATGTTTTTCGGCAACGATGCGATGATGCAGACGATTATGAGCGTCATCGACAGCAACGGGCGACCCATTTTTGTCGATCAATTCAACGCACCGCGACCGCTTGGCGATGGAGACCCCGCAGCTGAGGGCCGCATGTTCGGAAAGCCGGTTTACGAGCATCCCGGCGGCTCGGGCTTCGATGACATTCTGTGGTTCGGCGACCCGATGTGGTACGCGTGGGGCGAGCGGTCCGGCATTCGCGTGGATGTCGAACGCGATGGTACAACGGGCTTGACTGAGTGGACGATTGACGAACGTGTCGATGGTCGTGTCATTCCAACAAGCGCCGTTGGTACCAATAACGCTTGGCGCAAAATGAATATCGCTTAAGCGCAACCCTGAATTCGACGGCACCGGGGCTCATTGGGTCTCGGTGCCGTTCGAGGGGGCTACGTGGATCTGACAACGCGCGCTGACGTCAAATTGTACGCTGGGGTGACTTCTGGGTCTGACGACGGGCCGATCTCTGCGCTGATTTCAGCGGTTTCTGTCCTGCTGCACGGCATGGTGGGCCACGATTACGAGGGCGAGGCGATCACGGGCGAGCATCATTCGGGGCCGATGTCCGGCGCTCTGGTGCTCGACAAGCCCGCGCAGAGCATCGAAGAGGTGCGCGTGGGATCGGACACGCTTGCCGCCACTGGCGCATACGAGCTCAGTCGCGAGCGCCTGGTGCATCGCTTGAGCTCGGGCGCGACCGTTTCTTGGGCTTCTGGTGTACGCAATATCGAAGTGGACTACACCACGATCGATCGCGTGCCGGCTGACCTCGAATTCGCAGCGCGTGAAATCTGCGCGTTCATGGTCAAGCAGTCGGGGTGGGGCGTAGGT